AGAAAAGCGCGGAATGAAGCTGAACGGCACGAGCATTTTTGATCCGGTGCTGTGCGAGATCATCTATAACTGGTATTGCCCTAAAGACGGCATAGTCTTTGACCCGTTCGCGGGCGGCAGCGTGCGCGGCATTGTTGCGGAAATGCTGGGGCGGCATTATATCGGGATTGACCTATCACAGCGGCAAGTGGACGCAAACCAATTAAACGCAGACAAGCTGGGCGTGTGTCCGGCGTGGCACTGCGACGATAGCAGGAATGCAGATCAATACATACCAGACGGCAGCGCCGAACTGGTTTTTTCGTGTCCGCCGTACCACAATCTTGAAAAATACAGCGATCATCCGCTTGATCTTTCCAATATGAGCTATTCCGATTTTCTGGAAGCATACGGCACCATTATTGCGGTTGCTTGCAGAAAGTTGAAAGAAGATCGCTTTGCGGTTTTTGTGGTTGGCGATATACGCGACAGCAAAGGCGCATACAGGGACTTTATAAGCACGACGAAGCGCCTATTCATGGAACAGGGGCTTTGCCTCTATAATGAGCATATTTTGCTTGAACAGTACGGCACGGCACCGATGCGGGCAGGCGCGGTATTCTCTGCACGGCGTAAAGTGGTAAAAGTGCATCAAAATGTGCTTGTGTTCTACAAAGGCAAAATCAGCAACATAAAAGAGAATTTCGAGAATGATTTCCGGTGGGCAGATTTGGAACGATTAAAGAAATAGGAAGGCGGTGTGGCAGGATGGCGAAAATGACGGCAAAACAGCAACGCTTTTGTGACGAATATCTGATCGATCTGAATGCGACGCAGGCCGCTATTCGGGCAGGATATTCGGGAAAAACAGCAAACCGAATCGGGACTGAAAACCTGTCAAAACCAGTAATTAAGGCATATTTGGCCGAAAGAATGTCAGAAAAAGAATCCGAGCTGATTGCAGATCAAGACGAAGTACTGCGATACCTGACATCGGTTATGCGCGGAAAGAGCGTTGCAAGCGTGCTGGCAAGAGAAGAAACGGGCGCAGATCACGTTATAGAAAAGCCACCGGATGAAAAGGAAAGACTAAAGGCTGCGGAATTGCTAGGCAAGCGCTATGGCTTGTATACTGACCGCATCGAGCAGGATGTGGATATGGAGCTTTCAATCACTGTTGATTACGGCACTGGTGATGCTGAATGAAGATAAACATTCAAGCGAATCCCTGCTTCCGTGAAGTCAACGAAAGCAAGCTGCGCTATATCGTGATGAAGGGCAGCGCGGGCAGCGGGAAAAGCGTTGATACTGCGCAAAACTATATAATCCGCTTGATGCAGGACAAAGGCCGGAATCTGGTAGCAATGCGCAAATCGGATATAACGAATCGTGACAGCACTTTTGCGGAGCTTACGGGCGCTATCTATCGAATGTTCGGCGATAAAGCTGAGCAATATTGGACGATAAACAAAAGCCCGCTGCAGATCACTTGCAAAGTGAATGGGAATAAGATCATCTTTCGCGGCATGAACGATGACAAGCAGCGCGAAAAGCTAAAGTCAATCACTTTCCAGCGCGGCAAGCTGACGGATGTATGGTTGGAAGAAGCGACAGAGTTTACGCAGGCTGATGTTGAGATCATCGACGACCGTCTGCGCGGCGTGCTTCCGGATGGGCAGTTTTATCAAATTCGAATGACCTTCAATCCTGTGAATAAATCACACTGGATTAAGAAGGTCTTTTTTGATATGCCAGACCCGAACGTGCTCTGTCACCATTCAACCTACTTGATGAATCGCTTTGTGGATGACGCATACCGCGCCCGTATGGAGCGTAGAAAGCTCGTTGACTATGAAGGCTGGTTGATCTATGGCGCTGGGGAATGGGGCGAAATCGGGGGCCTTATCCTGCACAATTGGGAGATAAAAGATATATCGCAAAACCTGAACGACTACGACGATATAGCAATCGGGCAGGACTTTGGATTCAACCATGCAAACGCCATGCTGCTGCTGGGAATAAAGGATGACAATATATATATCATTGATGAAATCTATCTGCACGAAAAAGACACGTCGGAGATCATTCAAGAGGCGATAAAGCACGCGATCCCGGCAAGGCGCACAATGTGGTGCGATTCGGCCGAACCGGACAGGATAAAAGAATGGACGAAGGCGGGATTCCGGGCGCGGCCTGTGGATAAGGGCGGCAGCAAAGGAAGCGTAAACGCACAAATTGACTGGCTAAAGCAGCGCACGATATATGTCCATCCTCATTGCGTGAACACCATAAAAGAGATGCAGCAATGGAAGTGGAAAAAGGACGAAAGAACCGGCGAATATTTAGACGAGCCTGTGCCGGTGATGGATGATGCAATGGCAGCTCTGCGCTACGGCGTGGAGGGCTGGCGCAAAGTAAAGAAGTGGCTTGTATGACATTTGACCGGCAGCGCGCACAACGCCTGCGGCCTTTTTACGCGGGAGGATGGGCCCCGCGTTTTTTCTGCCGTTAACCAAAGCATCTCCTTCCACGAGCGCAACCGGCGAACGTGTAAGGCGTTGGCGGGACTGCCGTATTTTGACAAAGCGAGGGATAAGGAATGAGACAGGGAACGACCCCGACGCATGAATTTGCGCTCCCTTTTGATGTATCCGCAATCGCGGAAGTTATGATTATATACGCGCAAAATGATGTGCAGCTTTTCACCAAAGAAACAGCAGATTGCACGCTGGAAGGCCGCACGGTAAGCGTGACACTTACGCAGGCGGAAACGTTTATGTTTGAACAGCACAACAATGTGCAGATTCAGCTTCGCGTGCTTACCACGGCGGGCGAAGCTTTTGCAAGCGATGTGTATTCCGCGAGCGTTGGCCGCTGTCTGAATGAGGAAGTGATCTGAAATGAAAATGAATGTAAACTTTCCGGAGCGTTTCCGCAGATTCAACGTGACATTCCGCGAGATTGGATTGATTCACGGCGCAACATTTACGCCGCATGTGGACGAAAGCGGCCTACTTACATGGGAAAACGATCAGGGCCTTGAAAATCCGCCCCCTGTGCGCATTTCCGGCGCGGACGGCTTCTCCCCTGTCGTCACTTTGGAAGAAACAGAAAGCGGCGTGCGGCTCACTGTAACGGATGCGGAAGGCACGCGCTCCGCCGAAGTGCTGCACGGCACGCAGGGCGAAAAGGGAGAAAAGGGAGATAAAGGCGATAAGGGCGAGACCGGCGCGGCGGGTGCTTCCCCGGCGGTAGCGGTTTCGGACATCGAAGGCGGTCATCGCGTGACGATTACCGATGCCGAAGGGGCAAAGACCTTTGACGTGATGGACGGAAGCGATGCGGATGTGAACTTTGTAAATGGCGCGGCATACGGCAGCTTGCACGGCAAAAGAGCGTTCAAAGAGGATGACTCATATTCGCTCGGAATGGGTGCGGTGGCGATTGGATACGACACAAAAGCGCGTGGTGCCGATTCCGTGGCAGAGGGGCATACTTCGGAAACTACGGAAAAAGGCACGCACTCCCACGTTGAAGGCATGGGGACGATCTCAAATGCGCCCGCACAGCATATTCAGGGCTGCTACAACAAAGCCAACGGCGGGCAGTATGCGCACGTTGTAGGCAATGGCACTTTAGATGCTCGCGCCGACATCCATACACTCAAATGGAGCGGGAAGACTTGGTTCAAAGGCGACGTGTATGTAGGCGGCGACGATGACAGCAACGGCGAAAAGCTCATTAAGAAAAGTGAGCTTGATGCTGCGATTGCAGAAGTTGAGAAGATGGAAGGCCCCGCAGGCCCTCAGGGCCCTCAGGGTGAGAAGGGCGACACCGGAGCACAAGGCCCCGCTGGCGCAGACGGAGCACAAGGCGCAGATGGCGCTGATGGCATCTCTCCCACGGTCGCTGTTAATGAGATCACTGGCGGTCATTGCATCACCGTAACGGATGCGGACGGGGTAAAGGCCTTTAATGTGCTGGATGGCGCGGACGGTGCGCGGGGCCCCAAAGGTGATAAGGGCGACACGGGTGCTCAAGGCGAGCAGGGCATTCAGGGAGATACTGGTGCAACCGGGCCAAAGGGCGAAAAGGGCGACAAGGGAGACAC